CCACGCCTCTTGGTAGCCAAATGCCTGTTCATCTGTGCTCGTACCAGTGAGATACAGCTCCTTTTTGAGAATTGCTTGTTCTCCCAGATTTGCGAAGACCGGGTAATAGAAATCCAGATTGGTTTTCCGGCTCCACATCCGCTCGAGTCCCTGCTGGTAGGTATGGTCGTGCCGGATGCAGCACACACCGATAACATAGCCGTGTTCTTCAAAACTCTTGGTGAACATGCTGCCGTTGTACGGCGTAACGGACACTGCTGCCGTGTTGCCCTGCGGACTCTCTGCAGTCGTGCCGCTGGTCTGGATGACCTGACTCATGTTTATGGTGATACGCGTGCCGCCCAGATATTCCGGAATCTGCACAGTTTTGTCCGATATTTTGGTGTGGAACAAACTGTAGATCATCTCGCGGTAGCGGCTGCCTCCGCGTGCCAGCTCTTCGTAGTACTTCTGTACCTGGAATGCCTGTCTCAGCTGGTTGATGGTTGCCGCGGTTAACTGGTCGAGTCTCGCGCCGAGGTATGCCGTTCCTGTCGGTGTGTTTCCTACTACACCCATCAGTGCCGGGTAGCTTTCTAAGCTGCTGATTCCACCCTGAGGATATTTCCCATCTTCGGGAGTTTCGCGGTTTACTTTGGGGTATGCCAGCACCGGTGCGTTTCCGCTTAGCGGGATCCTTACAGGTTTTCCCGCTTTCTGAGGGGATGGCAAAGCCGATGTGAAGTAGTCGTGGTACTTATTCACCGGCAGCGGTCTGCCGCCTGTGTATGCGTTCTGGAGAATATATTCCAAGTCCGGCGTTGCCGCGTCCATGCCCTTAGTCTCGTCGTCCGTATAGTTTACGGTTGCGTCTTCGGTGCTGTTGATAGCCGGATTGTCTACGTTCTGGTCTCGGAACCACTCTTGCCAAATCATAGCGTATGCCCTGAACGGCAGCGCATTGACTGTGAATGTGGTTTCTTCGCTATTGCTTACCTTGGTCGGGATGCCCATATAGTCCATGATGCTTCCTTCGTAAGGCGCCGGCTTGTCGGCTGTGCCAGTTACTTTGACCTGCGGAATTGTGTACTCCTGAGTCTGTGCCCACGGCCCCGTATCGTTTTCGCCCATAAATCGCTTAAAATGGTCCCAGAGGATGCGGCAAGGTACGTTGAAGTAGTAAATATCCATGTGGCAGTTGTCCATAACCGGGAAGATAGGCGTTGTCATACGGATAATTGCTGCCTGGTCGACGCTGAAAGTATCGCCCGGAAGTACTTCATCCACATAAAAAGGGATGAGTTGTCCTGCGTTCATTGTTAACTTGACGTCTTGCCTCCGCTTGAACCGACTTCGCGTGATGTCCAGGCGCGGTACCTGGTTAAATCCTGCGTCTTTGTTTCTGTTCATTCTTTGGTCTCCGTTGCTTCGGCTTCTTTGGTTTCGTTGGTTTCGGTCTGCTTTTCCTGATAGATGCCCAGATTTTTGGCCCATTCGACTGTGCCGAACGATGCAATAAATTTATCGACATCGTTATCAAATTTGAGCTTAATGTCTTTCGGCACCTCTTCCCAAATCTGTTCTGCCCTCAGCATGATGTTTTGCATTTCCGCCAGCGTCTGCGGAGCCTCGGTGTAGTCTTGGATGCCGCCCCCGATGTTCGGCGCGATTCGTGCGGCAATGTCCGGGTCGATGCTTGCTCGCCGGATGATGTTTTCCAGCTTGGTCTCTTCCAGGTAGGAATCGATTTCCATCTGTTGGTCAATGATCTGGTCGAGTCTCAGCACCTTTTCGCCTTTTTCGTTGCGCTCCCAGAGGTATGTGCGTCTTACGCTTTCCCCGGCTTCGGTTGTTTTTGCTGTTGCGTTTTCTCGCCAGTTACTTACACAGCGATACGCCATCGAAGATGTTCTCCTTTTCGTTTTCAAACAGGCCGGTCTTTTCGTCGAATTTCGCCAACTTTACCAGCCTGTAATCGCTCGGCGATTTGCTCATGATGTTGCGTTCGTCGGTGAGCGCAATTTTGAAATTGCGCTCTGCCACTTTGTCTTCTCGCTCGGTGAAAATGGTGATGTAGCCCATCACGCAGTTGTCGAAGATGCCGTACACATTGTTGTTCACAGTCTGATGCCCCCTCTCATGGCGCCGCCGCTCAGGTTGATTGCCTTGGTCTTTCGTGCGGTCTTGTTGTAGATTTTTGCGTCTTTGGACTTGCGGACTTTGCTCCTTTTACCCAACTTCTTCGTACCCCCGCTCTTTAATATTTTTCTCGATTATGTATACTTCCTCGCAGTAGTTTATCAGATAGCTACTCTTCAGCGCCTCTGCTGATTTCTCTTCTGATTTGCTCCGTTTCGATGTCGTTCGCGAAAGCCTTCTTTCTAAATGCCATGTTGATGTAAAACTTTGCGTCTTCGATTGTGGCCGCTTGCTGGCTTAGCTTGTAGGCATTCTTGATTTCCTTGTAAGTTCTGGCGAGTATCGCCGCTAGTGTCGCGTCGGTCTGGTCTCTTACATTCCAAGTTTTCACTTTGGTTACTCCTTGGGCTTTTCGTTGCCCTCTACTGCGTGATAAATCTTGTCCAGCATAGCCAAGATTTTTCGGATGTTGTTAAACAGCGCGTTGATTTCTTGGAGAGTCAGAGCGGTTCACCTCTTTCGTAAAGTTATTCTTTTATAAATGGCGTTTGTAAAATAGCACTTGTGTGCTGTTTAACCTTGGTTACTGTTCTATCCAGTTTTTCGGGTCGAGTGCTGCCGTTGTCCCTAGCAGCTTGATTTTAATGCGGTACGTTTTGTTTTCGTCTGCTTTGTACCAGTATCTGTATCTTCGGGTGTCATAAGTTCCGGTCATTTCCAGTTCTTCCAGCGCTTCATCGCTCAGGCGGCTAATTGTTTTCATGCTGCACCTCGTTTTTTGTTTATGGTTTTCTTCGTTGTAAGCTAACGCTTACAACATAATTTTAGTCCTTTGTTTATTTTTGTCGACACCATTTTGTAATTTGTAATAAAATTGTAACCTCCCCAAAGATGGCAATGCGTAAGCGTTGCCGGCTTTGGAGAGGTTTGCCCGCCGCAGGCGCGGTTTTCTTGTGTTTTCAACACTTTCAACACTTTCAACAGGTTTTCCACAAAAAGTTGCACAAATGGTTTTGTGCATATTGCTACACTTTCAACAATTCAACAAGTTATCCACAAAAGTATCAACATCAAAATTAACCAAAAAATATCGTTCCACGGATAAAAATTCATAGTATTCAACATCTCAACACCACCTACTACTACGACTACAACAAGTAAATAATAAATAATAATAAAATCATGCGCGTGCGTGCGCAATTATGTGCGCGCGCGTGCATGTCAGTATAAGATAAAATACTCCGCCAAGTAGCTTTACTTGATAGTTACTTGGCGGAGTGACACCAAAGTGTTAGAACACACCTTTGGCTTTACTCATTTTTTTGGACATGGATGCTTCTTTGTCTTTTAGCTGCTCTGCGTATGGTTTGTCGGTTTCCGCGTTTCTCTCGATTAATGATGCTATGGCTTTTTCCTGCCGATACTTCTTGATTCTCCATGCTTTTTCAGGGTTTTCGGCTTCCAGTTTTCGCCAGTAGTATTCCGGGATCGCCGCTCTTTTGCCGTTGGTAAGCTGTATGTATCCCTGCTGCCAGAGTCGTTCTTGATTCCTCTGGAACCATTTGTCCCCGAGTCCTGGCTTCCGGCTCATTGTGCAAAATGGTGGTATTAAACCCATTTTCTGGTAACGCCCTTTGTCGTTGCCGTACAGTTTTTTTGTTACATACCCTGCAACATAATTATATGTCTCTGGTGTTGCTTGTGCGATGTCAACTGTGCCTTGTCCCCAGATTTTGACTAGCTTATCACTTGTGTAATGGCCGTGTCTTGACAGCTTGTGTATTGGTTTTAAGTCGTCAGGATGCCACCCGTATAGTATCATGTGATAGTGTGGTCTTGCTGTGTTGTCTCCATACTCACCCGCTAAAAAGTATCTCAGAGGCTCTTCGGCGGCTTTTCTGAGCCTTTTAATAAATAGCTGTGTATCCTCTACGCTTAGTGTTTGCGCCGTTCTTGGACGCTCTGAGGTGCCTCTCCAGACGTTTACACCGCCTTTGTAGATTTCGCCTGTTACTGTGTCCTGTGTCGGTACATGATCATCGTCATAAGTCAGTGTAATAAACCAGACGCTTTCTTTGTCGTGTCCGTATGCTTCCAGCTCCATCCGCGTTGCCCAGTCTTTGCGTTTGCGTAGTCTGCACCCGGTACATTGTCCACATGGTATCAACATTACATTTTTGCGGTACATTAAACTTTCGTATGTCATCTTGGTCTTGTGTATCTTGTTAAAAGAAGCGAGTGAGTACACTCGCCCACTCGCCTCTCTGTCATGAGGTACATAAAACCGGATTAACGGTTTATTACATCCCATTACTTTAGTTTATCCCTCCAAAATTCTATGTTTTTGTTTCCGATAAAGTCTCTTCCGGGTTTGTATTGGAGTTCGTCTTTGGATGGTTTTCTTCCTGCGCCGCCGCTGGCGGCGCTGTTTAGGTTGCTGAGGTCGTTGAAGACGTCCTTGAATGCATTAAACGCTTTGTCTGCGCTTGTGTGCTGCCAGCTTGTCGCGTCTCCGACCGCTTGTGCCGCGTTGTACCAGTTGCTTTCGCTTTTGCTCCATGTGTTGTTGTGGTTTTGGCTTACCCCAAGAGCGCTTGCGCTTGCCGCACTGCTGCTTGCGAGTCCCATGCTTGCCCCGCTGATGGTGCCTTGCGCGCCTCCCGGAGTGCTTGCGCCGCCCTGTTGGTATGCTAAGATAGGGTTGATGCCAGCTTTTCGCATGTCTTCTACAGCTCGCTGATAAGCTGTATTGCTCATTTGTTCTTGCCAAGCTCTGTTTTTGGCTGCTTCTGCGCTGTTGTAGTTCATCGCCGCATTGTTGCTTATCTGGTTATACACGCCCTGTGTGATTGCTGCCATGGTGTTATAGCCCATTTGCTCGAACATGCTTTTGCGGTTAAACTTCTGCTGGCTTTGCATATTGCTTTGAATTGCTCCAAGCATACTATTCCAGTCTTGCAGATTTTGCTCTCGGTTTACGCCGCTGGCGGCGTTGCTTTGGCCTCCGCCTTGGCTATAGCTTTCGTTGTGCTGTTGGCTTCCTCCGTTGCTTTCGGTCATGTTACCGCCTAGCAGTTTGTTTATTCCCCAACTTGCTACCGATGGTAGTATTGCCTTTCCTATTCCGAGCAATGCGCTTCCAAGCCCTGCTAACATAAATAAATAAACCCGGGGTTTTGCCCCGGGCTTTCCTCCTTTCGTGTTTAGTGATGGTCGACGAGTCCCGGAATGCTGTACATAGGCATAGGTCTGACGCTGGTGTTGTCAATGACCGTGTCCATGATAAACTGAGGTTCATTGTCTACTGCCAAAGTGCGCTGAATTTCGGAGTCTCCTTCCTTCATCCATGCTTGACTCAGGCTCGGCGTCTCTGTGTATTTGTCACCGTAGTGCCAACTGTCCAACGTCCCCTGTGCGTTGCTTCGGAATTTTCCGCTGATTCTGTTAGGTTTCATGCGGTATTCTGCCCACGCCTCTTGGTAGCCAAATGCCTGTTCATCTGTGCTCGTACCAGTGAGATAC